AACATAAACAACGCTGACTGGCCAAGGAGTAGTTGTTTGATCTTTCACTGGAACATCACATTTGAATACCGGTTCAATAGGAGTTCCTGTATAAGTGTATTCAAAAATTTGATATTGAAAACTTTCAGCCGGCGCTGTTTGCCACCCAATTGCTCTATCGTATTCAGTTTGTGTAGTGTAATTATAAACGTACCCGTCACTTACCGATTTAGATGCAGATACACTATTAAATAGGTAATTGAATGTTTGACTATTTAAAGTTACGTCAAAGGTGATATCACCTAAGTTATTTAATGAACTATATTTGATTGGGAAGCCTAGTATTGGATCGTCTGTTCCTGATCCAATCGCATATTCTATTAGGGTACAACCAGTGAAGTCATTACTAGGATAAAAATCATTATCACTAAAACTCACACCATTACTATCAAATATATCAAATGTAGGGGGCTGGTTAAGACGAGTTTTAGTCTGTGCTTCTATCCAATTAATAGCATCAAACCAATATGTTTTACCTGCATAAGTTTCACCCAATACTATTACTGTTTGATCATTGTATGTAATATCTCCGTCTGGAATTACAGTTAGATTGATAACAGGATCTGTAGACTCAGATTTTTCTTCAAAGTTTACAAGCCAAATCTTATTACGAACTTGTACATCTGTATCTCCTGCAAATATTATAGTACAACCATCAAACAAATATGAACTACCACCGTCTGGACTAAAAGAAGTTTGTCCTGCAACTTGAGTAAATGCATCAGTTGCTGTAAAATTAATAAAGTCAGTATTTGTTTTACTTGTATTACCTGCATTGAATAATTTTATGTTAGGATAGAATTCTAAAATAGGTCGTTTAGCTCTACTATCAGGATTACCTAATGCTTCTAGTGCAATTGGACTACTATTACTGGCAGCAATAGTTGTATTCAACACATCAATATGAAACCAGCGATTACTGCGACTCCATCCATTTTTGTCTCTACTTAATCGTGAGATAGTTAAATAATCTTGATCTGCTGGGTAAGACAACGTTTCTTCATAACTATAGGCATCATATTCAGTATCGTCATATGGAGTAGTCAATACTTGACTATATGTTTCAGGAATTTCAAAATCAGTAACAGGCAACAATTGTATACTGGTACCTACACCTTCAACATAATATTGAGTAGCGCCGTACTCAACTGGATATATATTCCCCAAAAATTGAACTTTTAATCCATTAGTAAATTTTACATTATTAGGGCTAGTATAAGTTTTCTTACCTATGATAGTATTGACATTGATCAATCCATTATCTACATTATCTACTAATTTGATGACTCCTAATTTTTCAGGATTTACGCTGTCTTGATAATAAAGAGTATCCATTGCGGCAGTAAGATGGGGGATAAGTTCTATTGCTCCCAAACTATTTTTAACAAAATTTCTACTAATATATTCAGATCCGTAACGTATACTAAGTTTAATATTATCAGGTAACAATCCAACTTCACTAAGACTAATTATGTTGTCACCATTAGAGGTTGGTATGAAATTTATTTTATAATAATGTTTATTAATCTCAGTTTTTTTGCTTACTTCAAATAGACCTTGATTCACTGTACCTGTCATTGAACCAGCTGCGGTAATTAATGTTGGTGCAGTTAACGTATCTCCTGCAGGTTCTTCACTAATTGTAAACTCTGTACTACTTGAAATTGTTTTAATATAATATGTTTGATTGGCTGTTATGCCACCAAAAGTAACACCTGAAAAATATATAGCTTGATTTACTACAAATGTAGATGTGCTATTACAAGTAATAAGGTTAGTCGTATCATCAATACTTGTTACAATGACGTTTATCGGTGTTACTACACTAGATGAATTATCGTATAAACCATCAAAAAATTCACTTACGTAACCATTAACACCTGGGTTGGTACCATAGAATATAAGTGTCTTGTCTTTTAAATTAAATACGTCATCAATAGATCCAACATTACTTACTAGTTTGCCATTAATATCATCCCATGATCTTTCAGTAGCTATATCAATAGGAAAATCTCCGGGTATTACGTAATCATTCTGTGCGTTAGCATCTGGCACAGTAAATGTCACAGTACCGAATGACTGTCCGTTATTCTCAACCCCGTATACGTCACGTGTACTAATATTAGGTTTTGCAGTCATGGTACCGGCAATGCCAGGTTCTGTTTGAATCCAAAAATTAGAAGTTTGATCTATTGCAAAAGTATAAGTGCCACCTCTAACTAACGTCAATATAGGATTAGTTTCCGGAATAGTATCAAATGACGTACTAAACTTAAAACCGGTTAATTCATTACTAACTGTATAATCTAAATTTTTAAATAATGTAGTATTAGTAATCACTACGCTATCTGGCCCAATTGGCAACCAATAGTATTGACTAAAGTTAATAACCTTGTCAAGGTCTACAAAACTATCCCATGAATAAAATTGATTACTAAACAAACTAGTATTGTTATCTGTAATACTACCTTGTAATTTTAAGCTGTCTAAAATGCCAGGGTAAGTTATCAAATCTACTGCAACCTTAGTGTCTTTCTTTTTAAACACAACACTAGGTTCAAGTTGATAATCGGTACGTATCTTATTAGGCTCTACTAGATATTTGTCATTAACTCCTATACCATAGCCAAATTTACTTCCAATATAACCTTGAATTCTTCTGAAATCAGGTTGTTGGGTTATTTGGTCTAATGTAGCTGCCAAAAACTGTTCATTAGTTTTTGTCTTAAAAATTTCTGGTAAGAAATCAATTGTTCTAACTTTTGTTACCATTATTATTACCTATGTTATGTAGTCGGGGTTAATTCACTTGGGGTTAGTGCTGAGATCACTGATATATCAGAAGATTGTGCGGCGCTAGTAAAAATTTCATAAGGAGCACTGTGTATCTCATATAACTCTCCAAAACTTAATGTTGGGTCAGTTGGTACTAAAACAACAGAGTTAACTAAGTCTCCAATAGTAGAATGTAGATACGCACTTAATTCGCTAAAATAGAATGTATCCCCAAAGTCCCAATTGTCAATATTAAAATATGAATTGATTTCAGTTAACACTGCTGTTATGATTTCGCTATCACTTGCTGTAGTGGTAGTAGCCTTAATAACTTTGATAGTGGCACGTAATTGCGGAGCAGCCTTACTACCAAATAATGGTTTAAATCTAGCACTGTTGATAATGACACTATCAGTTAACATTTTATATTCATTGATATTACTATAAGTTTGCGTTAACTCATTGATAGTGGGTCTAGCTGGTTCTGCAATACTACCTGTTGTATCTTGAATCCAATTGGTATATTGAGTATAATAACTTTGTGTAAGTACATACAAATCAATGATATTTGATGTTGCTGGATCAATTCTAGTGGTCTCACCAGAAATATGTTTATATTGAAAGTATAAACCTTGTCGTCCAGTCTTAACTAGAAAATCAGTTTGCAATACTAAATTTACAATGTTTGCGCTAGTAGTATCATTTACTGATTTATAAAACTTACTTTCTAATACTGCATAGTATATTTGCCCAACAGGGTATTCATACTTAACTATAGCAATATCAGCCTGTGTACCATATGCGTACACTACGTCGGTACTTGGTATCATTTCATATCTTGATAACAAGTTAGCATCAATTAATCTTTGAAAGAAAACAAAGTTTTTTGTATTTCTAGTTCCGGGAATATAACCTGTAAAGTCAATAAAGAAATCTGGATTTTTAAAACTACCGGCTGTAGTCAAATCAGCAGTGCTAACTTCAATACTAAAGTCATCTACATAACCATCAGATTCAATAGTTTGACCTATAACATTTAATTTTGCATCCCTAGGGAAAGGGTAGTTAAAATTTGGTTGTGTGTTTACTTTTAATAAATTTACAAAATCTTGTAATAACTTACCGGTAGACGGATCATAAATTACTTTATCTCTATCAAAAGTAAATCTAACTTCACTAACACTACCAAAATAATACACTACATTACGCCACACTACTAAATATCTACCAAAACTTATACTTTGAAAACGTACAAAATAATTTGCATCTCCGTATGTACTAGTAGACCAGCGTTCTTGATTTGCTAATAGACTGTTATCATATACCAAGCTAAAATTTTGATTAAGTCTCATCTTAGTAGTACATTCAGCTAATAGTGTAGCACCAAATACATTTGTAAAGCTAGGAATTATTACGCTTAATATTGCTCCATCCGGTATACTATTTGTTAATGTTACTGGACCTACTCCGTTATTTAAATTTCCTTCTCCTGCATTATATCCGTCATTGACAACACCGGCGCAACTAGTCCAAATAGAAGTTTGATCGCTAGGTAAAGGTAAACCGGCAATCAATCTATTGTCTGGACCAAAATAGTAACCACTCGGCGCAACAAAGCCTAATAATGCACCTTCTGTTATGTACTTTACATTGCCAGAAGAATAAATGCCAACTGAGATTGGTATAGAATTTTGATAGAAGTAACCAGTAGACTCACATGAATCATTACTAGTTTGATTCCAAAATACATTACTACCCATAGTTTCTGAGTTTACTAGATATCTAGCATATGCTTGAGTATAATATTGATATGCACGTTCTCCACCTAATTCATTAGGCAAATATGATGTTAAGAAACTAGTGATATCATTAACTGTGCTTACTGCCAATATAGTAAAACCATCATTAAGGTCTTCGTATAAACCGCCGTCATCGGCAAAATCATTAGTGCTAGAATATTTGGCACTTGGATCTAGCAAATCAAAATTACGACTTACACCAATGCTACTGCGATTGATTGCTTTACTCTTGATAATTGAACTATACAATGTGTAAGGAAAATTATTGTAATCTTCACCGTTAACCATACGATTTTGGGTATAGAAACGTTGCGGTGCTCTTAATTTAATATCAGCTAATGTTTCACGTGCTTGCGCTGTGCTTATT